AGCTCGGTCACGGCGCCGCCGGGTTTCAAGTCGTCGCCGACGCCGTCGAGCGCTTTCTGCGTCTCTTTGACGCCCTCGACCGTGACCGGGTTAGCCACGCCGGCGCCCGAGCTCCTCGACCACGTCGACGAGCGTCGCGAGGTCCTCGAGCTCGAGCTGCTCGAGCTCGCCGAGCGGCCGGCCGGTCACGATCGCGAGCTCGAGCATCATTCGCCGAGCGCTCCCGACGGGATAGGAGGGACCTCGACGGCCTCCTCGTCGTCGGCGAGGTCGACGTCGTCGACCGAGGCGAGCCAGACGTCGAATCCCTCCTGCACGTGCAGCGCCGCGTAGGCGAGATAGAGCGTCACGGTCGCGTTGTCGCGGCCGTCGGTCGGGTTGAAACCCTGCCGGCGTGCGTAGGCCTCGAGCGCCGCGAACTGTGCCGGGCCGGCGACAAACGGGACGGCCTGCCCCGAGTCGTAGGTGATCGTGCCGGTGACTTTCTTCACGCGGCCGCCTTAGCCGTCTTTTTCGAGCTCGAGGCCTCGAGCGGAAGGATTCCCGTGTCGTCGCGGGTTGGCTCGCCGACGACCGGGAGCTCGACGTCGGTCACGACCTGCACGCCGACGTCGCCGCCGACCTCGATCGGGACGATCTGCACGGTGCCGGCGTACTTCGGCGCGGCCGCGGCCTTGGGCGACCACTCGAACGCGAGCTCGGCGAGCGCGTGGTCCATCAGGAAATTGACGAAACCGTCCGGGTCCTCGAAATCTTGGATCGCCGAGATTTTGAGGTGCCACGCGAGCGTCGTGTCCGGCGCCGGCGAGGGTGTCTCGAGCGTCGGCGTCCCATCGCTCGAGGAGACGGTCGGCGTGAGCGTGACGGTCGCGGCCTGCGGCGCGACCTCGATCATGTCCGGCGCGGTCGTGCCGATCTTTAGGGTGCCGGGACCCTGCCGCGAGTCTGTAGTCGCCATTAGCGCTATCCCTCCTCGGAGACGGTGACGGTTGCGACGAGCTCGAGCGCCGGGAGCGGCTCGGCGTTGAGACTCGCACGCCAGGAAATCGGCCGGTAGGCCACGATCGAGAGCGCGCCGGCGACGTCGTCGGCGAGCGTGTAGAGGTCGGAGACGATCCGCTCGTTATTGAGCGCCTCGCCGGAAACGACCGTGACCGGGACGGTGAACGTCCGCCCGTCGAGGAGCTTTCCGGCCAGGGTCGGCAGGCCGACGAGCACGCCGATCGGTTGCGGGTAGAACGCGCCCGAGTCGCCGGTCGCCTCGATCCCGGCCGCCTCGAGCTCCTCGAGCAGCGCGCTCCGAGCGCGCAGGGCCGGCGCGATCGCGGCCACGCTCATATCGCGACCGGCCTCCGCCAGCCGATCAAGCGCAGGACCTCGGCGCGGCGCGCGCCGAGCGCGTCGAACATGATCTGGGTCTCGTCGCCGTAGCCGGCGAACCCGCTCGGCGCCGAGCGCGTCTGATAGAGGATCGCGGCCCAGATAATCGAGCCGGTGCGAACGTCGTCGGTCGGCGCGAACGCCGGCGGATCGCCGGCGAGCAAGTCGGAGCGGCGCGCCTCGACCGCGGCTTTAACGGCCGCGGTCGAGAGCGCGAGATTGTCGTCGGTTGGGTCGACCGTGGGAAGGTCGAGGTAGCCGGCGACGTCGTCGACGGTGAGCCAATCCGCCACGGCCCTACTTGGAGCTCCTCGAACTCGAGCTCGGGCCCGACGCGATCTGCGGCACGATCGCGGCGAACTTCATCAGCTCGGCCGGGTAGTCGGTGTCGAACAGGCCCTCGCCGACGACCGCGAGCTCGACGTTAAGCGCGCCGATCGCGTTCGCCGTCAGGCGGACCGGCTCGGTCACGCGCGCGTCGACCGCTCGCCGCGTGGCGAGGATCGTCTCGCCGGTGGCCATTGCCCCCGAGGTAAACGCCGGGATGCCGGCGAACGAGGTCGCGAGCGTCGAGCCGTCGACGCCGGCCTGCGCGAGCGCGACCGAGAGCGCGCCCGTGTCGGCGAAGTCGCCCCAGACGTCGGGAGCCATGATGATTAGCTCCGGGGCCCGTTGATTGCCCGAGGCGATGAAAAACTCGGCGATCGCGGCGCCGAGCTTGGTCGCCGTGCCGACGGCCGCCGCGTTGAGCTCGCCCATGATTTTCGCCTCGACGTCGAGGTAGAAATCCTCGACGGCCTCGCCGTAGATTTCGTCGACGATCGAGGGATCGGAGCGCTGCACGACCACCCACGGGATCGCGCCGGCCCAGTCCCAGCGGATCACGTCCGCGGTCTGGGAACCGATCACGACCTTGGTCGAGGTCGCGTCGGCGTCGACGTTCGCGGCCCAGGCGCCGTCGGGGTGCGTGGTCCACTTCGGCTTGGAGACGAGCAACCCGACGCCGGGGAGCGGCCTCGAGCGGAACGCCTCGTACAGCGGCCGCAGGACCTGCTTACCGCCGATCACGGTCCGCTCGTAGGTCGGGGGCAGTAGGCCGGTGACGTCGGTCGAAATCGACTCGGTCAGCGCGGCCTCGAGAAAGCGTGTCGCCTCCCGGTTGCCGTGCTGCGCCTCGATCAAGTAGCGAACGAGCTCGCCGGCGCCGAGCTCGCGCGGGTTGGGCGAGCGCTCGGCGAGAATCATCGCCGGCGCCGCGGTTGCCTCGGTCATGTTGCCCTCCTCCTCGGGTTCGGCCGGCGCCGCCGGCTCGGTTTCGGTCTCGAGCTGCTCGCCCTCCTCGGGCTCGCCCTCCTCGGGCTCGGGCTCGAGCTGCTCCTCGCGCCCGTCCCCCTCGGCCGGCTCGGGCTCGGGGTCGTCGCCGTTGTCCTGCTCGGCCGCGACGCGCGTCACGGCCGCCGACTCGAACGCGCCGAGCGCCAGGAGCGAGACCTCGGCGACGTGGCCGGCCTCGACCTCGACAACGCCGTCGCGGCTCATGATCGAGCGCACGACCTCGGCGCCGATCGAGAGCGCGCCGCGCGAGCCCGACGCCGCCTGTACGAGCGCCGCATCGCCGGCCGGCGTTTGGTCGACGCGAAAGCGCGCGACGGCGCCGCTCGGCCCGTCGACGAGCTCGTCGAGCACGCCGATCGGCTGGCCGCGATCGTGGTCGACGAGCAGCGGAACCCGCCGGCCGAGCCGGATCGAGCCCGGCTTAAAGCGGTAGTCACGGCCCTGGATCGTCCCGACCTCGCCATATGGAACGATCACGCCCTCGATCGTCCGCGCGTTTAGGTCCGCAAGCAGGACCTCGGCCTCGAAAGTGAGCATTAGACACTCCCCGGTTGTAGGTCGGGCGACTCGGTCGTCGCCGGGATTCCGAGCATGGCGCGCGCCTCGACACGGTCGATAATCCCGGCCGCCTCGAGCGCGATCACGTAGTCGGCCGAGGCCTGCGGATCGGCGCGGAGGAACTGCTGCACGTCGAGCGAGACGCCTTGGCCTCCCGGCGTCGCGATCGTCGAGAGCGTGTCCTCGATCGTGTAGATATGCGGCGCGCAGGCCGTCGAAATCAGCAGCGAGTTTTGCTGCGCGAGGTTGGCGTAGACCATCGCCGAGGAATGGCCGCTCGGGCTCGCGCCGATCATCGCGACCGAGACGCCGAACAGGCGCGACACTTGGGTCGCGACGTTGTGCCGCGCCTCGAGGAGCGCGAGGTCGCCCGGGTTGAGGTCGGCGCGCTCGTAGCTTGCGTTTTGCAGGAACGCGAGCCCGTATTTCGAGCGGTTGGCCGCGAAATTTTGCAGGAACTCCTCGGCCTCGGCGAACCCGAGCTCGGTGCCCTCGTTCGTGATCACGCCGGCGGCCAGCTCGACCTTGGAGAACTTGAGCGCGGCCGCCTCGAGCTCGAGCGCCTGCGCGAACACTTGCGCGCCGGTCCCGAGGATCGCCGGCGTGGCGCCGTCGAATCGGATCACGTCGTCGATCGGAACGCGTCCCTCGACGCCGGCGATCGTGTAGTCGATTAGCTGCGCGTAGGAGCCGCCGGTCGAGCGGACGTTCGGCGTAACGTCGCGATACGGGGTCCAGCGCGCGCGCCGCGGCCAACCCTCGGGATCGCGCTCGAGCACGC